AAAAGACTCCTAAAGGAGCCGCATACACGACTGTATCAACTATCATGTATGAAGATGCTGCACCTATTCATGAAGACATGAATGTATTGAAAGGGTGGGTTGAAAATGAAATGACATGGTTAGATGTTTATTCTAAGAAACCCGTTGAATATTTGGAGTCAATCGCTCGTGGTGAAGTTCCACGTTGGGATAGTGATAAAGGTGGTTATGTTTATGGTAACGATGAAGAAGGTACACAATCTTTTGGTGGATACTCAACTCCATCAACACCATCAACTCCGTCTTACTCTGACCCCCAAGTTAACTCTGAACCTGACGAAGACCTACCATTCTAATTTAACTGAGCATGGACACTTATTTAGACATAGTGTCCATGTTCTTTTTTAATACAAACAAATAATGAAAATAAGAAAATTAATGTACGAATCACTCACTAAAAAATATGAGAGTGAAATTGCGGAATCTGAGGCAACTTTAATGGTGTATATGGAAAACCCTGTTGGTATTGGGGAACATCCACAACACTTAGAAGAGATGGATAAGTTTGTTGAGAAATTGGCAAACGCAAAAGATAAATTAGAAACTCTGAAAGAATTTTATAAGTACAACTATGGCAATTAAGAAAACCGATTTCAATTCAGTAAAGAAGAAATTCTCTACTTCAGCCAAATACAAACCCCAAAGGTTTTTTGACTGTGGTTCTGATTTCTTAGACGCTGTGGGTTTACCCGGCCCCGCTATTGGACATATCAATATGTTCTTGGGTCACTCAGACACGGGTAAAACAACTGCGATGATTAAAACTGCGGTAGATGCTCAAAAGAAAGAGATTCTACCTGTGTTTATCATCACGGAACAGAAATGGAGCTTTGAACACTCAAAGTTAATGGGTCTTCAATGTGATGAGGTGGTTGACCAAGAAACGGGTGAATTGGATTGGGACGGGTTCTTTATCTTTAACAACAACTTTGATTACATTGAACAAATTACAGACTACATTAACAGTTTGTTAGATGCTCAAGAAAAGGGTGAATTGGATTACAGTTTATGTTTCCTTTGGGATTCTGTGGGTTCAGTACCTTGTAAGATGACTTATGATGGTAAGGGTGGTAAACAACATAACGCGTCGGTTTTATCTGACAAGATTGGTATGGGTATCAACCAACGTATCTCAGGTTCTCGTAAAGCAGATTCAAAGTATGAAAACACTTTGATTATTGTGAACCAACCTTGGGTTGAACTTCCTGACAATCCGTTTGGACAACCTAAAATTAAGGCTAAGGGTGGTGAGTCTGTTTGGCTTAACTCATCTTTGGTGTTCTTATTTGGTAATCAGAAAGGTGCTGGTACGACCAAGATTACTGCTACTAAGGACAAGAGAACTGTGAAGTTCGCTTCTCGTACCAAAATATCCGTTATGAAAAACCACATCAATGGTTTGGGGTATGAAGACGGAAAAATTATTGTCACACCACATGGTTTCTTGGCGGGTAAGGATACTACAGAAGAGAAGGCTTCTATTGAGGCTTACAAGAAAGAGTATTCTGACTATTGGAAAGAAATCATTGGCTCTGATGGTGACTTTGTGTTGAAAGAGGAAAGAGAAACTATTGAATAAACTTTTTTGTGAAGACCCTATTAGTTGATGGAGATAATTTATTTAAAATCGGTTTCCACGGAGTCAAAGACTTTTTCGTGGAAGGCGAACACATTGGCGGGGTATTTCACTTCCTCAACACCATTCGTCGCCAGTTGGACGAAAATGAGTTTGACAAAGTTATCGTCTTTTGGGACGGCAAAAACAACTCACAATCAAGACGTGAGTTATATCCTGACTATAAACTAAACCGAAGGAATGATATGACTGAAGCCAAGCTTGAGTCATATTACTTCCAAAAATCAAGGGTTAAACAATACCTTGAAGAGTGTTTTGTTCGTCAGATTGAAGTTAATGGTAATGAGTCTGATGATTTGATAGCCTATTATTGTTCGTTGGCGACAGACGAAGAAAAGGTTGTTTTTTCATCAGACCGTGACCTTTTACAAATCATCTCGGAGAATACTTCCATTTATTCTCCAATCAAGAAAATCAGTTATAATTACGGAGACAAGATAAAGTTTGGTGATGTTCACATACCTCACCAAAACGTTCTTGTTGTTAAAGTTTTTTTGGGTGACAAGTCGGATAATATTTTTGGTATTGACCGTCTTGGTGAGAAAACTTTTGTGAAATTATTTCCTGAGATTGTTGATAATGTACTAACTGTTTCCGATATTTGTACAAGGACAGACAAGTTAATTTCCGAAAATAGAAAAGAAACAGTTTTACAAAATATTAAAAATGGAAAAACAAAAAAAGGACAGATTGGTGATGAATTCTTCAGAATTAATCAAAAAATTGTGGACCTTAGAAACCCCATCATCACAGATGAAGCAAAAGAGTTTGTCACCCTTTACTATTCTGAAACATTAGACCCTGAAGGTAGGGACAATAAAAACTTAATCCGTTTAATGATGGAGGATGGTTTTTTCAAATACCTACCCAAGGATGATGATGCCTTTGTTCATTTTATGAAACCTTTTACCAAACTCACAAGAAAAGAAAAACGCAAATACAAACAATCAAACAATTAAATTATGAAAGAAGAATCCGTAGTTAAGATGGAGTTTCTCCTAACCTTGAACAACAACATCGTCGTTCAACGTTTTTACAATGTTAAAAATTACAACCCATTGGCACGAAAGTCTTATGACTTGGCGTACTTTATGAAGGAAGTAGAAGTGATGTTGTCCCAAGAGCTCAAAATGAAAACTGTAATTTACATGATGGACAATCAAGATGAAATTACCAATGACCCAGATGTCCTAAACACATCAAATACAGAAGGTCCTGAGTACTTCCATATGTATGTCAAAATTTCCGATGAAATTATTTTACATAGAATTTTTGACGCGAAATTGTACCCACCAAAAGTAAGATATACGGTTGATGTACGTCCCAGCCTTAAAATCATTTTGAAAGGATTGACTGACATTTTTTCAGCTCAAAATTTATATCATGACTTCCTGAGTTATGACCTAAGTCGGTAATATTTAAATTATACACGCGGCTCTATGACTAAGAATTTCGACTATCTCGGCAATACATTTCAAATACAATTACTTAACCAAATCATCGTAGATAAAGAATTCGCACAATCCATTATTGACGTTTTAGACCCTAGTTATTTCGACAACAAATATTTTAAATTGATTATACAAATGGTAAAGGAATATTACCAAAAGTATCAATCAACACCTGGATTTGAAACTTTGGAACAAATATCCAAAGCAGAAATTTCAGTTGAGTTGGCGTTAAAAATTGTGTTGGACACAATTAAACAAGTTCAAAACGCACCGTTTGAAGGAAGTGTGTTTGTTCAAGAAAAAGCCTTGAAGTTTTGTAAACAACAAGAACTTCAAAAGGTAATGAACAAAGCTCAAAAAATCATAGACCAAGGTGACTTTGAATCGTATGATACTGTTGAAGGATTGGTTAGAACCGCCTTACAAGTTGGGATTAGAGATGGTGGTGTACAAGACATCTTCTCGGGAATGGATGAAGTCCTTAATGATGACTTCAGACACCCAATCCCAATGGGAATTCCAGGTATTGACAGACTAATGAAAGGTGGTTTGGCTAAGGGTGAGATTGGTGTTATCTTAGCACCTACCGGTGTTGGTAAAACAACACTTATGACCAAAATCGCTAACACAGCATTTAACATGGGATATAACGTTCTTCAAATCTTTTTTGAAGACAACCCAAAGATTATCCAAAGAAAACACTTCACAATTTGGACAGGTGTTGAACCTGATAGATTAGCTCTTGAAAAAGAGTCTGTTATGGACAAAGTGGAAGAAATTAAAAACACAATGCCAAACAAACTAATCTTGAAGAAATTACCTTCAGATACTGTGACAATGAATGAAATCAAAAACCAAATTAGAAAGATGGTTGCCGATGGTAGCCCAATTGATATGGTTACATTGGATTACATTGACTGTGTTGTTCCTGAGAATACAAGGAATGACGAGTGGAAAGCGGAAGGTTCTGTGATGAGACATTTTGAGGCTATGTGTCACGAAATGAATCTTGTTGGATGGACTGCAACTCAAGGTAACCGTTCATCAATTTCTTCTGAAGTTGTAACTACCGACCAAATGGGGGGTTCAATCAAAAAGGCTCAGGTTGGTCACGTAATTATTTCAGTTGCTAAAACACTTCAACAAAAAGAATTAAAGTTAGCAACAATTGCGATTACAAAATCTCGTATTGGTTCCGATGGTATTATCTTTGAAAATTGTAAATTTGACAACGAATTGTTAGAGATAGATACTGAATCGTCAACCACTTTCCTTGGGTTTGAAGAACAACAAGAAGGTAAAAAGAGAGACAGGGTCAAAGAACTTCTCGAGAAAAGAAAACAAAGAGAACAACAAAACGCCCAATAAACAAAAATTAAAAAAATATAAAATGAATATTATGGATAATTCTGATGAATTAACTCAAGTTGAAACACAATATGTGATTAAAAGAAGTGGTGATAAAGTACCATTTGAATCTGACAAAATCCAAAATGCTATCTTAAAAGCGATGATGGGTATTAACAAAGTTGATGCTGAAATGGCTGAAAAAATATCAAGATTAACGAAGAAAAGTCTTTTCAGAAACGATAAGACCAGAGTACCTCATGTTGATGAGGTTCATGATATGGTTGAGAATAAATTAATGGACAATGGTTTGAATGATGTTGCTAAAGAGTATATCATTTACCGTTCTAAACACAGACCAAATATCTTCAACAAGAGAGTTAACTTAAAACCTTATGAATATCCTAATTTGCTTCAATACGTTGACGCTATTCGTCATTCTTATTGGGTTCACACTGAGTTCAATTTTACTTCTGACATTCAAGACTTTAAGGTCCATTTGAATGAAAAAGAAAAGTCTGCTGTACAAAGAGCTATGTTGGCTATTTCACAAATTGAAATTGCCGTTAAAACTTTTTGGGGTGACATTTATAAGAAGTTACCAAAACCTGAAATTGGTAGTGTTGGAGCAACGTTTGCAGAATCTGAAGTAAGACACGCAGACGCTTACTCAAACCTAATACAAGTACTTGGACTCAATAAAGAATTTGAAAATCTACTTGAGGTACCCGCAATGCGTAGAAGAATTAAGTATTTGGAGAAATCTATCTCAAATTCAAAGTCAATTGAAAACCAAGATTACTTTGAGTCTGTTATATTATTTTCAATGTTTGTGGAAAACGTATCGTTGTTCTCACAGTTTTTAGTTATTATGTCATTCAATAAGTTTAAAAACGTATTGAAAGGTACGAGTAACGCAGTTGAGGCAACTTCTAAAGAAGAAAACATTCACGCAGAATTTGGATTTGACTTAGTGAATCTAATTAAAAAAGAAAACCCAAGTTGGTGGACACCTGAATTAGTTCAAGATTTAATTAACGCAACCATTGATGCTTACGAAGCTGAGACTGATATTGTTGAATGGATTTTTGAAGAAGGTGATTTGGACTTCCTAACTAAGGAACAAACATTAGAGTTTATCAAACATAGATTTAACATTTCATTAAATGCTATTGGTATTGATAAAGTATTTGATGTGAACCCTGTTATATTGGAAACCACCGAATGGTTTGATGACGAAATTTTAACAACAAAACACACAGACTTTTTTAACAAACGTAGTATAAACTACAGTAAAAAATCAAAGTCTATTACTTTAAACGATTTATTTTAACTATATTTACAGTAATAATTATTATGGAAAATAGAAAACCTTTTGATTGGATTAATGATGAATCCATAACATTTCTTCGTAGAGGATATCTCAGCGAAGGAGAAGAACCACTTGAACGAATTCGTGTAATTGCGAACCATGCTGAAAAACTATTAGGTAAGGTTGGTTTTGCGGACAAGTTTTACGAGTATATGAGTAAAGGATGGTATTCATTATCATCACCTGTATGGGCTAACTTTGGTAAAAAACGTGGACTACCGGTAAGTTGCTTTGGTTCTAATATTGGGGACAACATTGAATCAATTCTTTATACTCAGGCTGAAGTTGGTGAGATGAGTAAGATGGGTGGAGGTACCTCAGGTTATTTTGGTAACCTTAGAGGTAGAGGTGCGGAAATCACTGACAACGGACACGCACCAGGAGCAGTTCATTTTATGAACCTATTCCAAAGTGTTGTTGACAATATTTCTCAAGGTTCAACACGTAGAGGTAGATTCTCACCTTATCTACCAATTGAACACCCCGACATCATGGAGTTCTTGGAAATTGGAACTGAAGGGTTCCCCATCCAAGATTTGACTCACGCAGTTACTGTAACTGATGAATTCATGGAATCCATGGTTAACGGTAACCCTGATAAGAGAGCGGTGTGGGCTAAGGTTATTCAAAGAAGAGGTGAGATTGGATATCCGTACATTATGTTCACAGATACTATGAACAATAAGGCTCCTGAAGTATACCGAGAAAAAGGTATGAAAATTTATAACTCTAACTTATGTTCTGAAATTGCATTACATAATTCAGAGGAAGAGTCTTTCGTTTGTGTATTGTCTTCAATGAATGTTTTACACTATGATGAGTGGAAAGATACGGATGCGGTTGAGACTATGGTTCATTTCCTTGACGCAGTTGTAACTGAGTTTATCGGTAAAATTGATGACATTAGAACTAACGGTACCGTTGAAGGTCAAAGAGCATTCTTTTATCTTGAAAAGGCATACAACTTCGCTAAAAGACAACGAGCTCTTGGTTTGGGAGTATTGGGTTGGCACTCACTACTACAATCTAAAGGATTACCTTTTGACAGCAAGGAAGCCGCAAAATTGAATGTTGAGGTATTCAAATTAATTAAAGATAAATCATACAAGGCTTCAGAAGAATTGGCTCAAGTTTTTGGTGAACCTGAAACACTTGTTGGTTATGGTAGAAGAAATGTCACTTTGAACGCAATTGCTCCAACAACATCTTCAGCATTTATCTTGGGTCAAGTGTCTCAGTCAATTGAACCTATTTGGTCTAACTGTTATGTTAAGGATGTTGCGAAGATGAAAGTAACAATCAAAAATCCTGTTCTTAAGAAATTATTAGTTGATATGGGTAAAGATGATAAAGCTACTTGGGATAGTATTAAGAAGTATGATGGTTCTGTCCAACACTTGGATTTCTTAACAGATGAACAAAAAGATGTTTTTAGAACCTTTGCGGAAATCAACCAAGCTTCTATTATCAACCAAGCGGCGGTAAGACAAGATTACATTGACCAAGCTCAATCTTTGAACTTGATGATTTCACCTGACATGCCAACAAGGGACGTTAACAAACTTCTAATTGATGCGTGGCAACTTGGAGTTAAAACTCTGTATTACCAACACTCTATGAACTCAGCACAAGCTTTCGCAAGGAAGAAGTTAAATCTAAATGATTTACAATGTGTGGCTTGTGAGTCATAATTAACATCTAAACTAAATAAAACCCATCGTTTTCGGTGGGTTTTTTATTTATAAGAAAAAAAATACAGAGTATATTTATAAGATATGGCTGAAGGTATTACATATGGTTTAGAATTTCCTTTTGTGGATTCAACACAAGGGGATTATTTAGCCCTAACGGAAACTCAGTTTCAACAAATAAGGAGTGACTTATTACACCTAATTCTTACGAGAAGGGGTTCAAGATATTTTTTACCAACTTTTGGTACAAGGTTGTATGAATATATTTTTGAACCGTATGATGGTCTTACTTTTGATGCAATAGAAGCGGATATTAGGGATTCTGTCCAAAATTTCATGCCAAATCTTTTACTTAATAAAATTACAATTGAACCTGCGGACCCGTCTGAAGAGGTTCCGTTGGCTAAAGGAACCACGATACCAGGAACGGCAAGAGAGTATGTTTATAGAGTTCCCGGTAAAGGAACATCTGAGTATACCGCAAAGGTAAAGATTGACTACACAGTTGACAATTTAGCGTTTGCACAAAGTGATTTCGTTATTATCAATATTTAAACAATAGATGGCAAACAATAGAATTTCATATACAGTACGAGATTATGAAGGAATTCGTATAGAGTTACAAAACTATGTCCGTACATATTATCCTGAACTGATTCAGGACTTCAACGACGCGTCAGTGTTCTCGGTATTCTTGGATTTGAATGCTGCGGTTGCAGACAACCTACACTATCACATTGATAGAAGTATCCAAGAGACTGTATTACAATACGCTCAACAAAGGTCATCAATTTATAATATAGCCAGAACATACGGTCTTAAAATACCGGGTCAGAGACCATCAGTATCTTTAGTTGATTTCTCAATCACTGTACCAGCTTTTGGTGACAAGGAAGATGAAAGATATTTGGGTATTCTAAATAGAGGTTCTCAAATATTTGGTGCGGGTATTGTGTTTGAAAACCAATATGACATTGATTTTTCATCACCATACAATTACGCCGGTTTCCCAAACAGATTAAAGATTCCAAATTTTGATGCTACGGGTAACTTAGTTAACTACACAATCACAAAAAGAGAACTTGTTGTAAACGGTATTACCAAAGTTTACAAAAGAGTTATCACACCAGCCGATGTAAAACCATTCTTTGAATTGTTCTTACCTGATAAAAACGTTCTTGGTATTACAAGTGTATTATTGAAGAACGGAACCAACTACACTAACGTTCCTACTGCCGCAGAATTTTTAGGTTTGGAAAACAGATGGTTTGAGGTAGATGCTTTGGCTGAGGATAGAATCTTCATTGAAGACCCTACTAAAGTGTCTGACCAACCCGGTATTAAGGTAGGTAGATACCTTCAAACAAATAGTAGATTCATCTCTGAATTCACACCTGAAGGGTTTGATAAACTAACTTTTGGTGGGGGTACAACTTCAGCTCAAGACCAATTGAATACCTTTACCAATTTAGGTTTTCCAATCACAATTCAGAACATTACCAATAACTTTTCATTAGGTTCAACATTGACACCAAACGCAACGTTATTTGTTCAGTATAGAGTTGGTGGTGGTTTGGCGACAAACTTAGGTACAAACGTTATTAATCAGGTTGGAACTGTATCATTCTTTGTTAATGGTCCTTCACAAACAATTAATAGTTCGGTAATCAATTCATTGAGATGTACCAACGTTACTGCAGCTATCGGTGGTTCAAACGCACCAAACACAGAAGAAGTTAGAAACTACGTGGCATTTAACTTCGCAGCTCAGAACAGAGCCGTTACCGTTAATGACTATGACTCTTTATTGAGAAACATGCCAGCTGAATTCGGTGCGCCTGCCAAAGTATCAATCACAGAAAACAATAACAAAATTGTTATCTCAATGTTATCTTATGATACGTCAGGTAAATTGACTAGTATTGTGTCAAACACATTGAAACAAAACGTTGCGAATTATTTGTCAAATTATAGAATGATGAACGACTATATTCAGGTAACAACCGCAGAGGTTTTAGACTTGGGTGTGGAGATTTCAGTTGTGTTAGATGCAACACAAAACTCAGGACAAATTATTAGTGATATTGTTAATAGAATTTCTACATATTTTGACCCCCAATTCAGGCAGTTAGGTCAGAACGTTTATTTGTCAGAACTTAGAAGTATTGTTCAAAGTCAAAATGGTGTAATCACCGTATCTGATATTGTTATTGATAACAAAGTTGGGGGACAATATTCTTCGGCTGAAACTTCAATGCCATATTCAGACCCTGAGTTAAGAATTATCAGACCGGTTGACGATACTTTGTTTGCACAACCTAACCAAGTTTATCAGGTTAGATACCCACAAAAAGATATTAAGGTAAGGGTAAGAAACTTACAGAACGTTTCTTTCTCATAACACCTTTATTTAATCACACCTTAAGGTATATTTTTAGATTAAGAGGTTTTCTCAAAAAAACCCAAATAACTATTTATCATAAAAGCCTTAAATGGGAAAATCATATAGGATAAAAACTGACTTAGGTGTAGACAAAAATATATCGTTTCAATTAGAGCAAGATTTTGAATTTTTAGAAATCCTGTCTCTTCAAATTTCTCAGAATGATGTTTACACAAGAAACTGTGCGGACTACGGTGTAGTAGTTGGTAGGGTTATTGCCAACGGTGGATTAGGTATTCCAAACGTAAAGGTTTCAATCTTTGTACCTATCACTGAAACCGATGCACTTAACGAACAAATTGTTGCTCTTTATCCTTATGTTCAACCAAACGATAGAGATACCAATGGTATTAGATATAACTTATTACCAAGTGAGCAGTCCTACGCAAAACATGCGGTAGTTGGTACTTTCCCAACAAGAGAAGAGGTTTTAAAAGACCCGACCTTGGTTGCGGTTTACGACCGTTATTACAAGTATACTGTTAAGACCAACGAGAGTGGTGACTACATGATTTTTGGTGTTCCATTGGGACAACAAACCATGGTAATGGATTTGGACTTGAGTGACATTGGTGAGTTCTCACTAACCCCTCAGGATTTGATTCGTATGGGTAGAGCAACTGAAGCTCAAGTTGCTGGTGACAGATTCCAAACATCAACCAACTTGGAGAGTT